CTTTTCTGGCCATGCCAGCCCATCATGCTGCCCTGGTGGCAGGACTTGCATAGGGCTACGCAGGTGTAATGGTTGCCCTGCTTGATATGGTGAGCGTCCGAGGGACCGGCTGCGCCACAGACAGAGCAGGGCTGCTCCTTCACGAGTGCCACCCAGCGGCGCTCTTTGGCGTTCATGTTGGAGTTCACATCACCGCCTTGTCCATGACCCGATTAGAGGCCTCATTTGACCTCCAAACGTCGATTCTGGCCTGGGCTGCTATCAACCCCCACCGGAACTCCTCCTCGCGCTCTACGGCGGCTTGTAGGCCCTTTAAGACCTCCAGGTAAGACGGATCCGAGTACGCCTCAATCTCCGCGGCTGCAGCCGTCTTCGCGCGCCCATCAGACATCGCCGTCTTCATGAGCATCGCCTTCTGGCTTTTTCGGTACTCCTCGAGGTATACCCGGTGAGCCTTGGCCTCCCCATACTTTTTGCCGTGGATGTACAGATAGTCCACAGCATCATTGATGCCCTTCTGGTTCACTTCCCATCTCCTTTTGTTGTCAGCTCTCTGTCGGCCACATAGTCGTGGACGATCAAGCCGTTCTCAATCTTCCCCACCCACATCTCGGGAATCCAGGTAAATCCTCCGTTGCGCAGGCGTCTCATGTGCGCCCGTCGCTTGTGGCGTGCAGGGCTGGCGTGCGTACCGCCTTTGCTGGGCTGCTTTACTTGCGCCTGGGGCTTCAACTCAATCGTGTTCCAGGTGTACAGGCATGGTTCATTCTTGGCCCTGCGCTTGCGGTTGATGAAGTCCATGCCCTTGGCCACATGGGCTATCAAAACCTGCTCTGTTGTGTGGGCGCGCAGGTTCATCAGGCACGCATAGTTCACCGCGCTGATGCAGGCATCTTCAAACATTTTCATGGTTTTTTCATGATCCATTTGTTTTTCTTGCATGTGTTTCAACACTGCTTTTTGAACAATCAAGTTGGATCCTGTGCCAGAAAAATTCTTCTCGTTTGGGCCAACTTCCAGATGTCGCTCGGTCATGATTGCAAGAGGCACGTTGTGAGCATTGTTTTCACCCGACAACATTACAGCGGCACCTTCATATCCACCAATTTTGGCGAACTTGTCGTAAGTGAAAACCATCTCCGGGAACCCGGGCGCAATAACGGCCATGTGATCAGATGGGGTGTAAAACTCGCTCAGGCCAAATTTAATTTGGTCCCATCCGTGTTCTTTGGCCACTCGGGTCAGCTCTTCATTGGCGGAGTCGTCAATGTCCGTGAAGTCAAACCATGTGTATGAAGCGGCGTCAAAACCTACCTTGGACGCCAGGGTTGCAACGATTGGGTTCATGATCCATGCCTCGCAATGAGTGCGGCGTCAGCCAGGGCTTGGCCTTTGCCTTTTTTGTGAAGATCCGTCCAGGATGGCCAGAGTTGGATTGCCCTGGCCCGGGCGGCATCCTTGTCGGTCCCAATGAGCCCCGCAGCCTTTTTCCAGGCCTGGGGTGTCACCAGGGTGTGTGGGACGCCCATAGCGCCCAAAACGCCCATGATGGTGCCCGTGCTATGTCCGAAGTTGAAAGAACTCGCCACGCCCTGTTTTGGCATGCTGTGGACCGCCTCCACAAAGACATGGTCAATCAACCCACATCCGCTCAAGAATTCCCGCATGGCCGCAGGATTCACCCGGGAGGCAGATCCCACCTGCATAGTGGGCATCTCAATCCACTCAATTGGCTGGTTGTTTTCCAGGACGACCAAGGCACCGGTCTGTCCGGGATCGATTCCGCAGATTCTCATGTTTGTTCTCCTGTTGCTTTGGCGATGGCGGCGCGGGCAATCTCATTGATCTGTGAGACAAGACTGTCTTCCCAGCGTTCTGACAAATCCGCTATTCGTTCCATTTCCGTTAATAAGTCTGCATATTGCTGGCTCAGACGCACAATCATAGCGTTTTGGTCAGATAATAATTTAGCAACTCTTGATGTTTCGGTGTCAAACATAACCCATTCCGGCAACACACTACCCAGTCCTGACCCGCAAGATGGACATTCCAGTCCAACGTCCTCTATCCCTATGGGATACACGGATTGCCACTGGTGTCCACATGCGGCACATCCAGCGGCATCTGTTCGCCATATCTTACGGTGGTCATTGATATTGATAACATCCATCACTTACCCCCTACTGCCTTGTCTATCATAGCAAGGAACCTTTGCGATTTTTTGGCATCTTCAATGCGGTATGCCGCTCCTCTTGCCACAAGTGCCAAATCCTCAACTTGCTGGCGCAGACGCTTAATATCAGCATCTCTTATTTCAAGCTCACGCTCATAAAAGTCACCAACCATCTCAGCAATCTTATCGCCTACAACCTCATAATCATATCCACGCATCACTTACCTCCTGTTGCTTTGGCGATGGCGGATTTAGCAAGTTTGCTGGCTGTAAACCAAGCAGTCCCGCAACCCGCTATAGACCGCAACGCCTCCACCAACTCTGCATTTTGTTGACGGGCGCTTTCGTTTTGCAGGCGCAAATATTCAATATGCTTTGCCATTCTTTCAACCAGGCTATCCTTATCAAGCCACGGTATAAGTTCTTTTGCCTCGTCCAAAATATCCATCACCGCACCTTCCTGTTATTCAACGCCTTGGTTGCAATTTGCTTTGCGCGTTCCGTTGTCCACTTGCCAGTTGCAATCCGCTCCAATGCCTCCAAGAATGTGGCGTGATCCAATTCATATTTAAGCGCGTCTTTGTAATTTTCATGCCACATGAATGCTTGCGTTTCCCAGTATTGTGCTGGGGTTAAGTCTGATCCGTTCCGCAACCTTTCAACAATATCCATCACGCACCCCCAAACTCTTTAGCCAGCACTGCCTCGGCCTGAGCCGCGACGATGTCGGAAAAATCGGATCCATGCGACGCCGCGAACTGGGCCGCAAATGCCGTATACGCCACAAGGTCGATCCAGCTGTCCTCGTGCTCCTTGTTCTGCGCGAGCCGCGACATCTTCACGGCGATCATGACAACCGACACGTCAAACGCCGTCACACGCCGGTCGAGGATCGCCGAGGCAATATTGGCGGCGCGGACGAAAGACGGGAGCACGTCGCCATACTCCTTGCCACGCTCCCTGATCGTGCTGATCGCCGTATTCAAAACATCCTGATGGTGCATATTAGTCTCTCCTCAATTCGTTGTTGAAATCATGGACGGCCAGCAAGACCGCAATAGCCAAGATTTGGGTCTGGCCGGACCCAATGGTCGGCGCCAAGGCTCACCCATCCGCTGCCAGGTGGCGGCGCAGTGCTAAAAACGCGCTCGGTGGGCGTGAACCGCCACGCGGCGCGGCTGTTCGTGATGCACGGCGCCATGTTGTTGTGCGGGCAGCGGGGAAGGATCTCGATCGGGTCGTCGACGTCGAACAGGTTGCCTTCGGGGGCGGGGATGCGTGGCATGGTGGGTTTCTCCTGAAAATTTTGTGCGAGACCCCCGGCGCCAAGGCCGGGGCAGGGGGGGGGCAAAGGGTGCTTTTTTCTAGGCCGTTCGCCTGACGAACGCTAAAAGCGCAATGATTTTAATGGCCTGTTCCACCGGTCGAGGCCGTTTCCGACCCCTTTTCGCCGGTTGTACAAACCTCATCCGACCGTTTGTCGTTTGTACAGGCCTCGGCAATGGCGGAAAACGGGACAATGCCACGCCGATCGGCCACCGCTGCCAGCTGCAACCGCCGCGTTTCCTGCTGGATGGCGATCGGCTCGACGCCGTCAGCCGCCAGTCGGGCAGCGATTTCCTCTCGACCAGGCTGGGCGGGTGGCTTGACGCCGCAGATCGCCTCGATCGCCTGCTCATAGGCCGCAATCATGCGTTTCTGTTGGCCTAGATCAGCATCCGTCCCTCGCACGCCCGATCCTTCCGTACTTACCGGATCACGATTCTCCATCGGCTGCAGGAGATTGGCGTCACGAACCTGTTCCCATGTCGGCACCGGATCATCCTCATTCCAGAGCACCTGATATCGGTTCGACATCCCCCAGATGCCTGCTTTCTGGTCATAGTCATTGGGGTTGAGCTGCCTGATCATCTTGGCCTTGATCAGCCTCTTGATCGCGTTCTGCACCGTCTGGTTCTCGACACCCGCAACGTCGCACAAAGAACGCACGCTGGGCCAGCAAACGCCTGCACGGTTGGCATAGTAGCCAAGAGCCATCAGAACCTGCCTGTCGCTTTCTAATAGCTTTTTTGACGCGACAGCCCTCACAGGCACCACGCAGAAAGGCCGTTTATCTTCAGAAGGGGATTTCATCATCGAGCTCCGCATCGGTTGGTGATTTGACACGCTGCACGGATGCGCCTGGCCACGTCTCCTTGACGGAGTTGACCACGCTCATCTCTCTGGCCTGCAGGATGCGTGCGATTTCCTCCAGGCTGTATGTGACGACGTTTGGCCGCTTGTCGACCGGCGCAGCGTGCTCCGGCCATGATCTGACGACGCGCAGCACCTTGTCTCCCATTGTCGTTTCCCAGACGTCCGGCTCGATCGGCTTTTGGCCTGCGGCCTTTGCCTGCTCGATCAGCACCGCGATGCCCTTGATCATCCTCGGCACCGCGATCTCGACCTGCTCGACGTCGTTCTCGAATATCGCCTTGTTCAGCGCCTCGACGTTTCGCCACCACTTGAGGCGGAAATCCTCACCGACGAGATATGGCAGGCGGTCTGTACCCCACACTGCCTCGGCCTCTGTGATCGCCTTGTCATAGGTCCAGACGATCGACTGGATCCGGCTTCGCTTGATGTCCTGCACCATGCCGCTGTCGAGCAGCATGTCGGGCTTTCCCGGTTTTTTGACCCTCTGCGTTTTCACCTTTCACCTCCCGCTTTGGACCAGACACCGGACAGACAGACACCCCTATAGGGTGCCTGTCCTGTCTGTCCGTTTTGTCCGGTTGCGTGTCCGCTCTTGTCCGGCATGTCCGTTTTTCCTCTAAGCCTCTGTAATCCAGCACCAATCCGACCAGACACCGATTGTCCGGCTATGCGTCAGCGTATCCAGCGCCCGTTTGAACGCTTTCTGCTTTGTTTCGTCGTTTTGTCCGCTCATGGCATAGTATGTTGCCCGCCATGCACCGACCTTGACGACCATGCGTCCGGCAGGGATCTGCGGCAGGTTGCCCTTCTGACCGCCCTCATCGATGGCCTTCTGCAAGGCGTCGAGCACCGTCTTGGTGCCGGGTGACAGCCTGGCCTTGCGCTGCTTTGGCTCGATCTCTGCAGGCACTACGGCCAGGCTGGTCCGGTCTGGGTTGATGTCCGACAACTGGATCGTCTCCATGCGGTAGCCGATCTTGATGCCGTCCTCGCCGTCCTTTTGCTTGGTAATGGTCAGCTGGCCGATCCTGTCGGGGCTGTCCTCTTCGCTGACCTTGACGACCTCGAGCTCCGCGTCGACGGCACCGAGCAGGGATGAGTGACCGCGCTGGCCCTTGGCCTCGTCCTTACCACTGTGGTGGACGATCATGACGGCGGTGCTCAGTCTCGCCTGCAGCTGGCCGATATGGCCAATGAAGGCGCCCATGTCCTCTGATGAGTTTTCGTTGCCGCCGCCGAACGCTCTGGCGAGCGTGTCGATGATGATCAGGCACGGCTTGAGGCTGGCGTCCTGTATGGCTGCGATCAGCGCTTCAAGGTCAGCTTCTGTTGATCTTAGGTTCAGCTGCGCCTTGATGAAGTGAATCCTGACCTTGCCCTCGATGTCATATTTCTTGATCAGGGCGTCGCGCCTGGCCTTTAGGCCTGATCCGCCTTCGCCTGCCAAATAGATCACGTCTCCTGGTGCCGTCTCCTTGTCGAACGCTGGCTGTCCGGTGGCGATCATGGTGGCGAGATAGAGCGCCACGAATGACTTGTATGATCCAGGTTTGCCGTAGAGCGCCGCGAATGATTGGGCAGGCACGAGCTCCTTGATCAGCCACTTGACCGGCACGTCCTGCAGGCCTTCCCACGGGATCAGCTCGACGCGGGGCTTCTGGGCTGGGTCGATCGGCTCGTTTTGCTCGATCGGCTGCTGCTCGGCTGTCAACGGATCATAGAGCGGCGCCTTTTTGGCAAGGCCCGTGATCTCCTCGACGGTGCCGCCGTCCGCCATCCAGTCCGCCACGTCGCCCTTTGGCTTGAGGAATGGCAGGCGCAGGATGCGGATGGATTTGGCCGTGCCGGTCAGGGCGTCCGCCACGATGCGGGCATGCTTCTCGCCTGGCGCATCGTTGTCCGGCACGATGATCACGTTGCGGGCGTTAAAGTGCTGGGTGAGAGAAGGCCACCACTTGCCTGCACCGCCGTGATTTGTTGTCGCGATGAGGCCTGCATTGATCAGCGCGTCGGCACACTTCTCGCCCTCGACAATGAACACCGGCTTGGTGCTCGATCGCAGGGCCGGCAAATTGTAGGGCAGGGCGGTGACGCCTTGCATGGCCCACAGTATTTCGCCTGTCTCCTGATCGACGCGCCGCTGCCGGTAGGTCTTGCTTGATCCGTCATCGATGCGGACAACCTGATAGGCGATGTTGCCTGTCTCGTCCGTGTAATTCCAGACGCGCTCTGTTCTGACCGGCGCGTCGCTTTTTGGCATGCCGAACTGCGCCATCTTGTCGGCGATGTTGGTGTTCGGCTCGAATGATTTGATGAGATCGGCAACACCGCCGCCGACGTTTTGCTCATGGTCGAACCATGTTCCTTTGACGAGATCAACCGACTTGCTCCCGTGCGATCCGAAACGGATCTCCTTCCCTGACTTTGACAGGGCGCGGTTAGGCTCTCCCCAGTAATGCTGGGCCACTTCCGCGATATGTTGTTTGTATTCTGTCATAATGCGCCGCGTTCAAAAAAATGGATAGATGAGGGGGCGCGTGGCCCCCTCTTGTGACCTCAGAAATCAAGATCATCGTCGTCGGCAGGCGGCGGTGCTGCCTTCTTGGTCGTCGCTGCAGCGGCTTTCGGTGCCGCAGCCGGTGCTGGTGCAGGAGTGTCGTCCTGCTCGGCATCCCACGGGATGCTGTCGCGCTTCACCCACTTGACCAAGCTAAAGTTCGGCACGCGGGTGTTGCCCTTGCCAATCTTCTGCGGCACCGATCCGCCGTATTTGCAGACAGGCACCATGCCGGCGTGTTCGTCCTTGGCGTTCCAGATCTCCTCGAAGATCTGGTCGAACCCGATCACGGGTCCGGTGCCGGTCGAGCTCCACTCCACCACGCCCATCTCCTTCGTGTAGAAGTTGATGCTGAACCCGCGCTTCCAGACCAGATTGCCTTTCGCGTCGCGCTCCTGGCTTGGGATCGGAGACTGCACGCCGAGGCGCTGGTCCCACTGCCATTCAGGAGCCTGGCCTTCCATCATCTTGCCCCAGCCTGAGCGGACGCTTTCGTGATCAAAGACAAGGTTGGTCAGAGTGACTTCTTCCTTGTTGAAGACCCATGCGTTCGCGCTGGGCATGAACCTGATGTAGCTGCCGCCACCGCCTCCGTTGTTGATGTTAAGAATAGACATGCCTTTTACCTTTCACAGTTAGATGCCCCATGCGGGGCGATTGTCTCCTGTACAGGCACCATTGCCTGCACCGAGATTTCGATCAGACCGCCTCGCAGATGATGCTGGCCTCTTCAAACATCACAGCCGCAGCTGCGAACTCTTCAACTGGCATCGATGTCAGTCCGGTGCCGTAGATCACCCTGACCACATTGGCCTGGATCAGCGTGCGGGCGCAACTGGCGCACGGGTGATGCGTCACATAAACCCAACACCCTTTCGTGCTGATGCCTTCCCGCGCTGCGAACGCAATCAGGTTCGCCTCGGCATGGCTGGCGTAAAGGTACTTTGCCGGGCGCTTGAGGCGTTCCGGCCTGTCATCTACGCCACGCGGTGGCCCGTTGTATCCGGTCAGCCGGATCTCGCCGTCAGGACCGACAAGGATTGCACCAACCTGCGTGCTGTCCTTTGATTTCTTCGCGGCGTGCAGCGCGAAACCCATGAAATATTCGCGCCAGTTCATTGCGTCGCTCCCCACCATGCAATGAGAGCAGCGTCGGCGCGGCCATCATCTTTCTTGCGAGCGAACAGCTGGGCATAGGCTGGAAAGAGCTCGACGGCACGCATGCGTGAGCCGTCCTTGCCACCGCGGACACCGGCACCCTTCTGCCACTGCTGCGGCGTGACAAACCCTGTCGGGATATTGAGGCCGGCAAGCACGCCCTCGACCAGTCCGACGCTGCGGCCAAACTGGAACATCGATGAAACGCCTTGCCCTGGCATGGCACCGACGCGCTCGATGATGGCGCGGCGTGGTTCATAGCGGTCAACGATCGAGCGCAGCAGCTGCGGTGAGATCTCGCGCTTGGTCTTGCCGTTGCGTGCGATCTCAAGCACCGGCATGTCCTCGACATAGAGGATGCCGCGGCTCATATCGAAGAAGGCGAGGGCGCCTGACGCGCCTGGATCAATGCCGACGATCATCAGTTCACCGCCCCCGACGTCGGCGCATTGAGCAGCTGGTGCGATTTGGTGAAGGCCTCGATGCGATCGTGGATCTGCTGCTCGGTGTATAGGCCGATCGACAGCTGGCAGACCTGGGAGATCATGACGTCGATGGCGATCTTCAGCGTCTGCATGGACGAGAGATCGGTGGTCGCCATCATGTCGCGCTGCCAGGCGATGCCGGCATTGCGGATGGTGTCGTGCAGGATGACGTGTGCCTTGACGCTGTCTGGTGACATCAGGCACCCATGTCGCGGGCGATCGCAGCCTGACCGAGAGGGGTGTCGGCGAGCATGCCGAGAGCCTGCATGTAGGTGTCGAGCAGCGCCTGCTCCTCGGCGATGACGCGCTGATCTTTCTTCCGCATGGCAATGATCTTGCGGATGATCTTGGTGTCGAAGCCGTTTCCTTTGGCCTCGGCATAGACGTCTTTGATGTCCAGCGCGATGGCTGACTTGTCGTCTTCAAGCCGCTCGATGCGGTCGACAATAGATTTCAGCTGGTTGTTGGTCATTGCATTTCCCTCGATGACTTGGTGAGCTGATCGATGCGATCAGTTTGGGGTGGATCGACAGACAAGTGGCGACGCAGAATGTCATCGATGAAAGATGCCATCGTGCGATGCGTCGACCGAGACTGTGCAACGCGCAGGGCGTCGACGGTCGACTGCTTTAATCGGATGTAAACAGGCTTGAGGGGGTCCATACAAATCACCTCCTGTGTTGGGACCGTTTGGCTCTTGTAGAGCTATTCGATAGCGAAATGCAAGCTGAAAGCAGTAAAATTGATGGGAGAAAATACCTTGTACAAATGTAACTCATTGATTTTGCAGCTGAAATAAAATTATATCATTTGGCTCTTGCACAAGCATCAGATAGCTGATAGATAGCAGAACAAGATCAGCGGAGGTTTAGACCATGACCAAATCAGGTAAACAGCATAACGGGAAATATGTCGCATATTACCGTGTCTCGACCGAAAAGCAGGGACAGTCAGGTCTTGGCCTTGAGGCGCAGCGCGAATCCGTTTTGAAATATTTAAACGGTGGCAACTGGGAATTGATTTCAGAGCACACTGAGGTCGAGAGCGGTCGCAGAAGCCGCCGCCCTGAGCTCGAAGCAGCGATCGCCGCATGCAAGAAGCAGAAGGCGACGCTGGTCGTGGCCAAGCTCGACCGCTTGTATCGCAACGCCTATTTCGTCGCCAAGCTGATGCACGAGGGCGTGCCGTTCGTGTGCGTCGACAACCCGCACGCCAACAAGATGACCATTCACATCCTGGCCGCTGTCGCCGAGAACGAGCGCGAGCTGATCTCCGACCGCACCAAGGCAGCTCTTGAGCGCGTCAAGGCTCGCGGCACCGTGCTCGGATCTCCGGCGCCTGAGAAGGGAGCTCTTGAGGCCGGTAAGGTTGCGGCAAAAGCTGCAGATAAAATGGCGATCAATGTTCAGCCGCTGATCGCCGATTTGCGCCGCAAGGGTTTGAGCACATATCGCGAGATCGCCGACGCCTTGAACGCTCGCGGTGTTCCCACCGCACGGGGTGGATCATGGTTTGCTTCGACCGTCCGCAATTATGAGCTGCGGAGTGCGTGATATGGAGCTTGAGCATATCGAAAAAAATAAGAAGAGCATTGGTTGCATAGCCAAGTACCCCGATAAGATCATGGCGATCAGGCCGAACGGCATATCGCGTGAATGTTCCGATCGCTCCAGTGCAATATGGTGGCTGGAGGAGGTCGATGCAGGTCGCGACCCTGATCGCTATCGGAAGCCTCATCCTATTGAGATATTCTTTTTGATAATTGTTATCCTCATCACGATGGTTATTTATGGCCCACTTTTTTTCAAGGCAGGTGAATAATGAAAACCGATAATGATAAAATAAGTGGCGTATTTTCGTGGGATCCAAATCAAATCGTCAGCACAAATAGACTTACGCCGTCACAAGCTAAAGCTAGACTCTTGAAGGGCAGGGCGTATGCTAAGGCCGTCAAGGAAGATCCGACACTTGTCATTGTGAGGAAACACATGAAGGCGGATGATTATCACGCCCAGTTTCTGGGTGGTCGAAATTGTGCCCGTTTGACCATACCAATGGTTAATGTCGATCAGATCAAGGCTGCTGGTCTTCTCCTGCGTGATCTCGGTAACTCGATGATCAGGCTGTCAGAAGAGCCCGGCAATGTCCTGGGTAAAGTGCTGGGCGCACGAGGCTTGTGTCAGCATGCAAACAAAGCATTGAAAGGAGGTGTCGACTACAAAGGGGCGCGGTGAGACGCGACCACATTTAGGGGTTCCCCCGACCCCATCCTATTGATTCCTGTACAACCACAGAGAGGGTATAACACCATGAGAAATCAGTCACTTAGGGCATCACAGCCTAGGCTCTATTCGCATAAGACATATTGTGTCACAGAAAACAAAATCCACAACATCTTGTGGTCGGCAATAGAATGTGCCGTGTTTATGGTTTTTATCGTAACATGTATTGCGCTGATTTCACTATCAGATTCTCTCGACCAATACATTTTAGGGGGATTTTGATATGGTAGGCAAGCTCACCCCTATTACTGAATTATCTTGCTCTCGTCTGCCCGCTGTTATGGGTATGTCACCTTGGTCGACACCGAACGATGAATTGGCAAAGACCGTTGATGCGCTCAACGGCAAGCCTGAGCCGGTCTGGTCGGCAGGGGAGGCGGCAGACTGGGGCAACCTGCTTGAGCCTGTCATCCTGCAGGAGATCACCAACCGGCTCGGCCTCGACACGCTGCTCATTCCCAAAGAGCCATTCCCTGCGCCTGGTGGTTTGGCCCTCAACGCATCGCTCGACGGGATCGGCTGCGCGATGGCCGGCATGAGGATGGTCGTTGAGACGAACCCAGAGAAAGGCATCTATGTGATGGGCGGGATGGATCGGATCGTGCTCGACGGGCCAGGCGTCCTTGAGAGCAAGTGTGCCGACAGTGCGCCGGAGGATG